CCGCAACGTCCTCGGCTACGTCAGCGATGACCGCCGAGCCTGATAAATCAGCGTTTCCCTAAGTCCAAATAAAAGGGATGAAACACGACTGTCGCTCTATATCCAGCCCATAGCGGGCATAAGCGAATAAATCAAGTAATGGGTTCAGGCTAGGTACTGCATATGCGGCATCTGGCCTAAGTCCACTTGTGCGCGCGTGTATATGCGCGTAGCCCAATATTAGGAGGTCTATGGCGCGCAAGCGTTCTGATAGCGCTACGCAAGCCGTAGCAGCCACACAAGCGGCCGTCGCTGGCCCGATTCAGCCCCCGGCCCATATACGGCTGCGGGACGAAGATTTTCCCTTCTGGAATGCCATTGTTCAGGCCCGCGCGGCTAACACATGGAACGATGCGGACCTAGCTCTAGCGGCCAATCTGGCCCGCACTCAAGCAGACATTGAGCGGCTGCACGCCGAGATTTACGACGAGGGCGACGTACTGGAGAACGCGCGGGGCACACCTGTAGCCAACCCCCGGCATGCCCTCCTTGAGACCCTATCGCGCCGTGCCGTCGCTCTTACCCGATGCCTCCATGTGCACGCAGAAGCGACGCAAGGCCGCTCCAGGGACGCAGGGAAGAAGCTGACCACGGAGCAGCAGCAGCGCGACGCAGTGGAGTCCATGCGCACCCCCGGTGACAACTCACTTATCCCGGGCCTTACGCTTCAATGAAGGTCCGGCCTGTACAAGGCCCCGGACCACTCAAGGAGACGATACCGCAGACACGCGGCGAGCGCGTCATTGCGTTCTGCGAGCGGTATCTACGTGTACCAGAGGGCGCCCTTGTCGGCCAACCCATCCGGTTTGAAGAGTTCCAGCGCGAATTTATTCTCGCGGTCTACGACAACCCTCACGGTACGCGCCGCGCAATTCTCAGCATTGCCCGTAAGAACGGCAAGAGCGCAGTTATTGCGTGCATTCTCCTGGCACACCTTATCGGCCCGGAGGCCAAGCTAAACAGCCAGATCGTAAGCGGCGCCATGTCGCGGGATCAGGCGGGCCTCGTGTTCAACCTCGCGGCCAAGATGGTGCAACTCTCGACAGAGATTGTGCCGCTCGTGCGCATCAACCCCTCGGGTAAGAAGCTCATCGGCCTACCGCTAAACGTCGAGTACAAGGCGCTATCGGCAGAAGCCAAGACCACGCACGGCCTGTCGCCTGTCCTGGCTATTCTTGACGAGATCGGCCAGATTCGCGGCCCACAAGACGACTTCATCGACGCTGTTACCACGTCGCAAGGCGCGCACGCGGAGCCTCTGCTTATCGCAATCTCCACGCAGGCCGCCAATGATGCCGACTTGCTCTCAGTCTGGATTGATGACGCGTTGAGCAGCAAAGACCCGCACATCATCTGCCGCCTGTATGCAGCGCCGCAGGACGCGGGCCTTATGGACCGTGAGGGATGGGCGGCGGCTAACCCCGCTCTCGGTGTGTTCCGTAGCCTCAAAGACGTTGAGGAACAGGCCAAGCAGGCTATGCGCATGCCGTCGGTCGAAAACACGTTCCGTAACCTGATCCTCAATCAGCGTGTGTCGACTGTCGCTCCGTTCGTCTCTCGGGACGTGTGGCTTGCTTGCGCAGGCGACCCCGTGGAGTTCGATGCGGATACCCAAGTGTTCGGCGGTCTCGACCTCTCCAGTCGTACCGACCTTACCGCGTTTGTGCTCATCGGAAAGATGGGCGGCAAGTGGGTCGCCCGGTCGTTCTTCTGGACGCCCGCAGAGGGTCTGCGGGACCGCGCCAAGCGCGACCGCAGCCCGTACGACGTGTGGGCCGACCAAGGCCACCTACGCACGACTCCGGGCCGCACAGTCGATTACGAGTACGTCGCCCGCGACATTCTGGAAATCTGCGACGGCCTGAACGTACACAGCATCGCCTACGACCGCTGGCGCATCGACCTCCTGAAAAAGGAATTCAAAGACCTCGGCATCGACGCGGAGACGCCTGCGAGTGAAGGCGGCCTACTTCCTCTCGTTCCCCACGGTCAGGGCTACAAAGACTTTTCCCCGGCGCTCGATGCGCTGGAGTCGGAACTAGTCAACGGCCGCGTAGCGCACGACAGCAACCCCGTGTTGACCATGTGCGCGGCTAACGCGATCACGAGCAAAGACCCAAGTGGCAACCGGAAGCTAGACAAGCAGAAAGCTACAGGGCGCATCGACGGTCTCGTAGCGCTAACGATGGCTTTCGGTGCGACCGTCATTGCTGCAAGCGACGTTCAACAGGAGCGGACATACCAACTTTTCATTTTGTGAGGTAACGCATAGACAGACTTTTCTCAGCAATCCTCGTTAAGAGCATCAACGAGGATGCGCGGGAGGTTGAAGGCATCGCGTCAACACCGACACCCGACAGGGTTAAGGACACGATCAACCCCCTTGGCCTGTCGTTCCCCGACGAGGTTCCGCTACTGCTAAACCACAAGCCCGACCAGCCTGTAGGTACTGTCCGCTTCGGTAAGCCCACCGCAAAGGGCCTCCCGTTCAAAGCCCAAATCGCCAAGGTTGACGATGAAGGCACCGTGAAGGCCCGCACAGACGAAGCGTGGCACTCGGTGAAGAGCGGGATCATCAAGGGCACGTCCATCGGGTTTATTCCCCAGGAATACAACTACAAAGACGACGGCGGCGTCCACTACGAAAAGGCAGCCGTGCACGAGCTGTCCCTCACCGCGATTCCCTGCAATCCCGAGGCCGTGATTACGGCTTTCAAGAGCCTGCAAACACTTCACGATGACGCGCCAGCGTCAGCGGAAGAACCGGGCGAAGACCCCGCGCAGCAACCGGCCACGCCCGCCCCCAGCACGTCGGCAGGCAGCGAAGCAGCCCCGGCACCTCAACCCGAAGTTAAGGCCGTTCGCGCCCTGCTTCTCCCTGTCTCTCACTTCCGCACATAAGGACACGCATTGAACATTTCCGAACAGATCAAGGCCCTGCAAGCACAGATTGCCGAAAAGACCTCCGCACGCAATGCCTTGGTCATCGCAAAGGGCGCAAACATCACCGATGAAGAAGTCGGCCAAGCCAACACGATGGCAAAAGAAATTGCCTCGTTGGAAACGAAGCTAGGCGTACTGGTGGACGCCGAAAAGAGCATCGCCGCGCAAGCCGTGGTTGTGCCGAACAACGAAGGCGGCGTCACCGTCCCGGCTGCTGCTCGCATCGAAGTAAAGACGAACGCCCCGAAGGGCTCGGCATTCACGCGTACCGCTATGGTGCTGGCGAAGGCAAAGGGCAACCTGCCTCTCGCTCTGTCGTTGGCAGAGACGCACTACAAGGATGACGCCGTGGTCAATGGCATCGTGAAGGCCGCCGTGTCGGCAGGCACCACGACCGTTGCCGCATGGGCGGGCAACCTGATTTACCCGGAACAGTACGCGGGCGACTTCATCGAAATGCTGTACCCGAAGACCATTCTCGGCCGCCTGGACCTGCGCAAGGTTCCGTTTAACGTCCGAATCTCGTCGCAGACGCAAGGCACGTCGACCGGCTGGGTCGGTGAGGCTCAACCGGCTCCGGTGACTTCGGCAGGGTTCGATAAGGTGTTCCTGACGTGGGCGAAGGCGTACGGCCTGGCTGTCCTGGCAGACGAACTAATCAAGTTCTCGAATCCGGCCGCCGAGGCGCTGGTGCAGGCCGACCTGCTCAAGGCTATGGCTAAGGGCCTTGACCTGTCCTTCCTGTCGTCCAATGCTGCTGTGGCGAACGTGTCGCCGGCCGGTATGCTGAATGGCGTTACCGCTGTGGCCGCCTCGGGCAACGACGCTCTGAGCCTGATTGCGGATATTCAGAAGCTGGATGCTCCGCTGATCGCTGCCAACATCGACCTGTCCGGTGCTTACCTGCTCATGTCCCCGGCACGTGCCCGCGCTATCGGCGCAATGCGTAACGCGCTGGGTCAAAAGTATTTCCCTGACCTGGACAAGGACGGCGGCACGTTGGAGGGCTACCCGGTCCTCACGTCGAACAACCTTTCGGGTAATGTGATTGTCCTGATCGTGCCGGACGAAATCTACCTGTCGGAAGACGCAGGCCCGGAAATCGACATCTCGACGGAAGCGTCCATCATCATGGACAGCAACCCGGCAGGTGCATCGTCGGTTCAACCGGTCTCCATGTTCCAAAACAACATGGTCGCCGTGAAGATCGGCCAGTTCATCAACTGGCAGTCTCGTCGTCCGGGCCTCTGCGCTCAGTACATCTCGGGCGCGGCCTACGGCTCGTAATCCTCGCAGTAACTTTGCCCCGCTTCGACGGGGCATTTCTTTCTGCATACCGGAGGGTTCCCATATTTACCAGTAACAAAACAACGGTGCGAGCACTCCGGTATGTGGATTTGCTTGTGCCGATGCAGGAAGGCGACGAACGCGAATTCGAGACCGATCTTGCAAACCTATTCGTTCATCTCGGCTTCTGCGAAGTCGTCACAGACAGTAAGCCCAAGCGCGCACGAAAGCCCCAAGGGGGTAATTGATGGGGTGGCTCGGATTCCTACAGCCCCGTAAGCGCCCAAAGGGTGCGACGGGTGCGGTAGCGATCGGGGCGCCCGGTGCTGCTGGGTTCGTCAAGGAGCCCTTTACCGGGGCATGGCAACAAAACCAAACGCTCACCACACGCGACGGGATGCTCGCGTCGTCTGCTGTGTTCTCGTGCGTGGACCTGATTAGCTCGGACGTTGCCAAGTTGCGTATCAAGTCTGTGCGCTTGCAGGATGGTGTGTGGCAGGAGTACAGCGCCCCACGCTTCACGAGCGTGCTGCGCAAGCCTAACCCGTATCAAACGCGGCTCCAGTTCTTCAAAAATTGGCTGAGTAGCAAACTAACGCACGGCAACGCGTACATCCTGCTATCCCGCAACTCCTCGGGCGCTGTCGTGCAGATGGACGTGCTAAACCCTCGGTACGTTGTGCCGTTGGTCGCCCCGGACGGCTCGGTGTTCTATCAATGCACGGTATCGCCGCTTCAAGTAAGTCCGATGGAGTCGGTAGTGTTCCCCGCGCGTGACGTTATCCACGACCGAGGCATTACGTCGTGGCATCCGCTTATCGGCATGACTCCGATTGCTGCGTGCGCGGCCTCTGCGACGCTAGCTAGTGCAATCTCGATCAACTCTGCGGCCTTCTTCTCGAATGCTGCACGGCCCTCCGGCATCCTCTCCGCCCCGGGCGCAATCTCGGACGCAACGGCAGCACGCCTCAAGCAACAGATTGAACAAGGCTACAGCGGGAACAACGCGGGCAAGCTGCTGGTGGCAGGCGATGACCTCAAGTACTCCGCTATGACCATGACGGGCGCCGATGCCCAGACTATCGAGCAGCTTAAATGGACTGCTGAGGACGTGGCGCGCTGCTTCCATGTCCCTGGTCACAAGATCGGCTTAGATACTGGAGCGCGCACCGCCAATAGCTCGGCAATCTACGAGTCTATGTACTACTCGGATTGCTTGCAGTACTACCTAGAGGCCGTGGAGCAACTGCTAGACGATGCCTTCTCAGTACCTGACCTTACCGGCCTGCGCTTCGACCTTACCGGCCTCATGCGTATGGATGAAACCGCGCGGCACGCAGCGAATGCGCAGGCGGTGGGCGCTGGGTATATGGCCCCCAACGAAGCACGCGCTACGGTCGGACTGCCACCGAAGCCGGGCGGCGATACGCCGTACTTGCAACAGCAGAATTACAGCCTTGCGGCACTCGCCGCGCGCGACGCCAACGACCCATTCGCACAGGACGCGGCGGCCAACTCGCAAGCCGACCAGCCGGAAGAACCCGCCGACAGTACCGAGGAAGACACGGAGGATGCCACCACATGACGCCTATCGTGTCCCTACAACAGGCCAAGGATTACTTGCGCATCGCAGATACCGATTCGGATACGCAGCTAACAACGACGTTCATTCCTGGCGCCTCCGCGATCATCGCCAGCTACCTGAAATGGCCCGCCCCATGGCCGTACGACGGCTCGGCTAGCCCTTTCCCGTCGCATGTTCAGTCCGCAACCCTGTTGGTGCTGGCGTGCATGTTTGAAGACCGCGAGGGTGATAACGATCCGATAGGCCCTGCCGTCGTGTCTATCCTTGCGCGGGACCGCAGCCCCGCACTCGCATAAGGAGCACAACACATTTCCATCTACGATCAGTATCAAACGCTCGGCCAAACGTACCGGGAAATTATGGCGCAGCCTGCTCGGCAAGCAGCAGCGGTCGGTACGCAACACGTTGGCACGGACGAAGGTACGCAAGTGTCCATCACCGTAAAGGACGCCGGCAACAAGCCTGTCGTCCTCCAGATGAAGCCTGACCAATATATCCAGTTCCTTGGGCAGTTCCAGCCGTTCTAATGGCGCGTAGCGGCTCCCGAACAGCGCGTAAGAAAGGCGTACGTGCGGGCTCACTGAACAACAAGGTATCCCTCCAACGCAAGGCATCCGGTAGAGACCCCAGCACAGGCCAGCCGCTCAACGCGTGGACGGAATACGCATCCGTGTGGGGCAGCGTCCGGCAAATCTCTGGCATCGGTCGCGTGCAGGGTGGCACGTTGCTCGATAAGGGCACGGCGTCTATTCGCATCCGTTACCGCACTGACGTACTCGCCGGCGACCGCGCAATCGCGCAGGGTGTCGTTTTTCACGTCGCGTCCGTTCTTCCCGGCGTTGATCGCCGGGAGTACACCGACCTTGCGTGCACCGAAAACGCGGAGGCCCTGTAGTGGCGACCGCTGAATCCATCGTCTACGGTGTGCTCTCCACCCTCGTGGGAGGCAACGTCTTCCCTGACCTCGCACCGCCTGGAACGCCCGCCCCCTGGATCACCTATCAGGCGGTCGGCGGCAACGACTACACATCGCTCGATGGCGTCTCGCAGACGCTCAACGCACGCATGCAACTCAACGTGTGGGCACACACCCGTGCGGAAGCATCCGCAGTCATGGCGCAAGTGCGCGCGCTCCTTACGAACCCGCCCACTCGCGCTGTCCCCATCGGCGCCGCCGCCAGTTCCTACGAGTCGGACACGCTGCTCTATGGCTCTCGTCTCGACTTCTCAGTTACCTATTCATAAGGACTTCACTACTTGTCGAATACGACATCCACCGCCCTGAGCACTCAGGGC